CCCACCTCGCTTGAGGTAGGAGAGCTTGCTATTAACTATGCCGATGGTCTTTTATTTTATAAAGACTCAAGTAACACTATCGTTTCTTTTGACATTAGCGGAACTTTTAGTACAACCCAGCTAGGTGAAGATTTAAATGACTTTGAAGTGTCACTAGCAATGCAGACTTTTTAAAGGCTGAAAAACAGTAATACTGTTATAATTGAATTATGGAAGATGTAAAGATTGATACAAGCAAGACACTGACTTTGACGCTTCCTTCTGACCCTACATCGAACGCAGTGTCTGTTAGCCTGTATCATGAGTTTGGGAATTTAGTAACCGGCCCAACCGCAGCAACAAGAGCGTCTGCTGGAGTTTACACAATAACATATGGACAGCAAGCTTCTGGACACTATGTCTTTAATTCAGCAGGTAGGCATCGTGCTGATTTTACATATACTGTATCTGGCACTTCTTATACGAAATCCCAATATATAAATGTCTACACCCCTTACATCACGGCTGACACCTTCTTTGAGGATCATCCGGAACTGGAAGATGACTGGTATGACAAGTTTGATAAAATGGAGAAGAAAGTAAGAAACATTATCAATACATTTTGTGGTCAAAGTTTTGAAAGGTATCTTGATAAATCTTTTGTCATTTCAGGAACTAACAAGAAGACTTTACATCTTCCTTACCCAGTTGTTACTTTAACAAAAGTAACCATGAATGTCGGTGAGGACGATGAAGCAATACTGTTTGATTCCTCAGACCCTTCGTATACCAGTATTCAAAAATCAAAGGAGCCGCACAATTTCGGTAGTTCTTATTATATTGAATACAGAAGGTCAACTCTTGATAGCGTTCAAACAATTATTACAACGGCTAAATTTAGATCAGATGACTTCTTCACAATTGAAGGAGATTTTGGTTGGCAGTTTGTGCCAAACAATATTGAGCAAGCAGCAGACCTTTTGTTGGAAGATATGATGAATGACGACTCTGAGTTTAGAAGGCATGGTATTTCTAGAGTTGACATGGACACCATTGAATACGAAATGAGAAGAGATTCATCATTTTATGAATCAACTGGGAATATTGATGCTGATGTTCTACTCATGGATTACACATTGTTTATTATGGACTATGTTGTCTAATCATGTCACGAGGAACATATCTACCACTATCGCATAGTATTGATGTATACACACGCACCACTTCTGTAAATGATGCTGGTCAAAAAACAATGTCATACACCAAGGCTGGAACTATAAAAGCTTTTTTTCAATCGATGTCTTCAGAAAGAAGGACTTATCCATATATAGACAATGTTGATGAAATTGAGTTTTACATTTCTCACAAAGATCAATCTTATGCTATTTACAATAACAGAATCCAAAATGTTGTTGATAGATTTGGAAATGTTATAGAAGCTGGTCCAGTTGAAATCATTAATATTCATAAACAAACTGGCCTTAATGGAAAGGTTAGGCAAGTTCTTTTGACTTGCAGGAAGGTTGTTGAGAATGCTTAGTATCAGAATTAACAGAACAGCTTCGCTTCAATTGGAAACTGCCGCTATATTTTATTCAATTCTACCAGTGAGAGTTCAGTATGCTCAGGCTGCAGGAATGGCGGGTGCAAAAAGAAGCATTAAACAGGCAGTGCTTCCAGTTGGTAAGGCTGCCAAGTATTTACAATATGAAATTATACCGTATGGTCCAACTGGAATGGTTTTGAAAATCACACCATATCCAAAAGAATATGTGAGAAAAGATGGCGGGAATATACAGATCGCTTCGGCAATTCTCCTTACCGGAAAGAAGGGTGGTGGTTTTATTGTACCAAAGAAGGGTTTGGCAATGAAAACAAGATCAGCTTCTGTCAGCGCCGGGTATAAAGAGTTTTATCAAACTGTAAGAAAAGTTGCTATCACATCCAAAAGAAAGCAAATACAGGAGATAGCAAGACAGGTTCTTTTGCAAGAATTAAAAATTTCTTTTGCGAAGCAGGGTTTTGGCATCCGTGGTGGCGCACCTACTGGTGCTAGAGATGTGGTAAGGTAGATTATGCCAATTAGTGTATATGATGTTAATACATTCTTAAAAGCCGATGCTACTTTGGCAAATATTGCAGGAAAAGTAATGAACTTTTTCCCTGTTGTTGGCTATGGCACAGAAGCACCACCGTTTGTGATTTACTTCTACAGCCCCTACATTCCCTCAGTGGAATCTTACTGGAATCGTTATGATGGAATCAGGTATTCTGTTTATGATAGTGATGTGGATAGAATGTTTAAAATTGGGGAAAGAATGATTAAACTCCTTGGTGAAGGCGACCAAATCCAAGGTGATGTTCCAAGCTCTAATGTGCGTATCCTGTCTTCCCAACTGGTCAGTACTTCAGTAAGTGAGCCTATTGAAAAAGAAGGCTGGTATCAGATGGACCTTGATTTCTCGCTGTTTTCAGTTAGCCTCTGATATATTTGTGGTATCATAAATACATATGAAGTATACTGTAATTACATACATCGGTAAGACCCCAGGGTTTGCCGTGAAATTAGGAAAAGATCTTTATGATTTTGAGTGGCAAAAAGGCGTAGGAATAGGCCGCCGCTCCGATGAAATAAAACTAGACCACGCCATGAAGATTTCTAAATGGCGTGATCGCAGGGGCAAGAAAATATTTGTCCTTGAATAATAGGAGGAAAATAAAATGGCAGTAACAACTTCCAATATCGTGGTTGGTGAAGCAACAGTAAAAACTGGTGTTTCCAACATTACGATGACAAACTCAGATTTTGATAGCTTGACAGATGTCGGTGCGACCCAAGGTGGTCTTGAAATTTCGTGGGAGCCAGACATGGTTGACATTGAAATCGACCAGTACGGTGATGCCGCAAAAGTCATTCAGTCAAAGGTGAAAGTAATGGTTAAGACAACCCTTGCAGAAGGAACTCTTAACAACCTTGCAACAGCATGGAGCTATGACAATACTGACGGTGGAGCAGACATTAAAGCAAACCTCGCCGGCTCAGGCGCAAACACAAAAACTTTCTTGTTTGGTTCACAAAGTGTGTATCCATTCGAGTACGCGCTGCAGGTCACGGGCAATGCCCCTGGCTCAACAGCTTCGGTTACAAAGACACGCAAGTTTAACACTAAGCGAGCAGTCTCTATGACCACTTCGATGATCTCGATGAAGAGAGCTGAAGCAACTGTGTTTGAAGTATCGTTCCGTATCCTGCCAGTAACTGAGGATACAGGCTACGAATACGGCAAGATTATTGATCAGCAATAATTAACACCAAAAATTTGTACTAACGGAAAACTCTCAGGCAACAGTATGATATACTGAAGTCTGGGAGTTTTTCTATAATCCCTAAGACTATTTATAAGGAGTATTACAAAAATGACAACAAATGCAGATCTGTTCAAGGGAACTGAAATTACTTTTTCTGATGGGAAAACGAGAATTGTTAAGCCTTTGACAATCAAGCACCTTCGTGAATTTATGAAGGTTGCTAACGAAATGAAGACGGACAACGATGCTGGAATGACTGACGAGGACATTGATAAGATGATTATGGCAGCATCAATTGCACTTCGTAAGTGTGACCCAGAATTGGCAGCAGACCGTGATGCTCTTGAAGATGTTCTTGATTTGAGAACCTTTGGTGAAGTCATGGCAGCCGCTATGGGGTCTGATCCAAACCCAAACCTCTAGGCGGGGACTCTGGTGGTGACGAACCACTATCTTGGAATGAAATCCCCCTTCTAAAATATGAATCGGAAATATTTGTTCAAACCGGGGCATGGAAAAGCATTGAGGAATTAGAAGAATCGTTGATTCTTCATGAAATGTTTTTATTGTACCGTGCTTGCTCTAATGAGTTTAGTAAGAATATAAAAGCCGCTGCCCTTGCTCAAGGAGCAGATGTTGACTTTGAAGATGACTGGTATGACAATCAGGAGCGCACTCCTGCTGACCCTATGCGTCCATTTGAGGTTATGAACTTTGGTATTCCATTGGGTTATGCACAAGAATGATTATTGCTAATTACGCAATAAAATGGGATAATTTACATTGGTACAAATATGTCTGATGTTGATCTCATAATTAGTGTACATACAACAGGCGCTAAGGATATTGCCAATCTTAGCGCCTCTGTTCGCAACCTTGCTTTAGGAATTAAGGGTGTAACTGTGCCTATGCGGGCACTGGATACGCATACTCGGGCTGTTAATAAAGCTCTTGGTATCACTAATCGTGGTGTTGCTCAACATGCTAATAGTTTAAAAGAATTAAAGAAAAATCAGGCTGCTCTTTCTGAAGAGTCAAAGAGGCTTCGCTCCAATATTCAGAGCTATAATTCTGCGATAGTAAGAGCTGGTGGTCCTACCACAAAACTTGGTCAGGAGCTGTCAAAGACTCAGAATGATCTTAAATCTTTTTCAAACACCCTTCGTGGTCTTAGGATTAGATCTTTTGGATCCGACCTAGGCAATATTTCTCTGAAATTGCAAAAGATGGGTAAGGATGCCCAATTTGTTGGTCGAAGCTTGATGATCAACTTGACTGCCCCGATCACATTGTTCGGAAGATTGGGTCTTCAGAGCTTAACTAAAGTCGATGGTGCTTTAGTCCGTCTTACCAAGGTTTTAGAAGATGTTGCCATGGATGCGGAGCAAGCTAGTTCTAAACTTGGCGGGGTGGGTGATCCACGACAAGTAGAGAAAATGATTGCAGCCTTTAATGTACTTGATCGCAGTCTTACAGGGGTCAGTAATAAATTTGGTGTTTCTAAAGATCTTGTTGTTAGCATAGCATCTGATTTTGCAGAACTTGGTATTACTACTAGTGAAAATATTGTTCAACTCACTACTTTAACTGCGAGTCTTGAAAAGCTTGGGTCAATGGATATTTCTGCAGCTCAGGATCTGACTCAGGCACTTTATTTTCAATCAAAAAGAGCACTTACGGCTTCTGGGGCACTCGATAAATTAAGTACTTCAAGAGAAAGAGAAACTCGTACAATAGCGGCAGCTACAGCCCAAGCATACTTGTTTAACTCTATTGAGAACGCTACTGCTCTTACATTGAAAGATGTTGCCGATACACTCCCTGAACTTGGCGGTATGGCAGTTAGCTTTGGATTGTCAATGACAGAAGCAGCAGCTTTGCTTGCTCCGATGAAAGCTGCTGGTTTGGATGTTGGCGCATCCGCTAACTCAATTAAAGTTTCTCTTCAAAGAGCAATTAGTCCAACTAAGCAAAATATTGAATTAATAGCAAGCCTGGCTCAGAAATACGGTGTAGCAGATGATGCTACTAGTGCATTCAATAAAACTACGAAAACTGGTTTAACTGGTTTGCAAGCTATTGTTGATATTTTTGGCGAAGTTCGAGATTCTGCTGCGGGCCAAGAGGGTGCTCTCAAATTAATGTCTGACCTGTTTGAGAAGCGTCAGGGTCCAAGAATGTATATTGCGATTGAGCAGTTAAATCAATTTGATAAAGCATTGAGTAACCTCAGTGCGACTGGTGCTGGTACATCTGAAAGAATTCTTGCGTCAGTCGCTGAAACAGCAATCAAGGGTTTCAATGAGCTTAATGGAACAGCTCTTCCTGAAACAATTCGCCAGTTTAGCGATATTGGAATTATCGCCCGCATCGCTACAGCAACAGTCGGTCAGGTAGTAGAGGGGTTCAAAGGAGCTGGGCTTAAAGGGGTAGTTACTGAGGCAGAAATTAAGACTGCTAGAGAAGCTAGGAAGGCAGTATCTGATTTAATTTTAACAAAACAGCAAAATGAAGGTATAAACCTTATTGACGGCGCACAAACTGAAGCCGCAAAAACAATGCTTGTTGAACTGGCTGGTGCATCTAACGCCGGTGAGGTTGCAAATAGAGAATTAGAACAATCACTTAGAGCTCTTGATGTCACGATTGGAAGAATTAAAAACGCTTTCAAACTTTTTGCAGGTGATTTGATGAAGGTTCTTAAACCTACATTGGAAGCTATCGCTGATAAAATTACTGAACTCTATGATAAATGGGAAAAATTATCTGCTGAGACCAAAAAGAATATTTCAAGAATAGTCGTATTTGTTCTCGGGTTTCTTGCCGTACTTGGCCCAGTAGTTCTTGCTCTTGGTACTCTCCAAGCATCTATGGGCGTTTTAGGTAGAGCTTTTACAGTCTTTCTCCCTAAGTTATTAAAAAATTCAGATGGGTTCATTGGCCTGGGGGAATCAGCTTCTATAGCTAAGGGTAAAATTGAAGGTCTGTATAAATCCGTTAGTGAAAAGAATCTAACTAGAGCGCTACTTGGAATGACTGATGGAACTGAATTTGATGCGCTCGCTGACAAATTAATTCCTTCATCTTCGTCCCCTAGAGCGATGCCGAAGGTGCCGTTCCCAGATTTAGTCGTTCCCCCAGCGGCTCCTGCAGCGATAGCAGCTCCAACTAGGGTTCTTCCTAGCTCTGTCAAAACAGGGGCGGATCTTGATAAGTTAATTAGATTAGAGCAGAGAAAAATGCTCTCTCACTTTGATCCAACAGATGTCGGCATAGCTCGTGGGACATTGAGAGGTCCGGGGGGTAGATTCCTGCCAGCGACTGCTGGTTCAAGAGCTGTAAGTGCAGTCATGGCTCCTGGTGGTGGTGCTGATTTTGCAGCAGCAGAAGCTACGCTGTTTGCAAGATTGGAAGCAGCCAAGGCTGCTTCTCATGCAAAAGACTTGGCTGCTCAAGAAGTACTCCATGCTAAAAAACTTGCAGATATTGCTGCAGAAAATGCAGCAAAAATGGCTGGGTATAATTCCCAGGTTGCACAGCAAACAATTTTTCATAATCAAAATTTAGCGCAAGATGCAAAACTCGCTGCTAATGCAAAGAAGAGGCAGATACTTGAAAGCGCAGGGGTAACAAGTCGTTTGAGGAGAGATCCGAGTGGCAAGCCAGTTATCCAGAGAGTGTTTAGAGGTGTTGATGTAACGGATGACCAAGCGGGAAGGCTCGCAACAAGTAGATCCCCAATACTTAGAACAAGGCTTGCGCTTCAAAAGTTTAGACAAGATATTCCAACTTCAAAACCTGTAAATATGGGTAAAGGTTTTGTAGAAGCTTTAAGACCGATTAAGCAATTTAAACTAGGTGTGGCTGGTGCTGGTGCTGCAACTGATGCACTGCGGGCAAAAAATGCTTTACTTGGCATGAGCGCCCCTGGTCAATTCAAAACAATGGCAACAGCCATGGGCGGATTCACCAGGAATGTAAAACTTGCAACTTCGGCAATGAAGATCATGAGACTTGTTATGATCAGCACCGGTATTGGTGTCATCATACTTGGCATTGGTCTCGCTATAATGCTTGTTGTAAAAAACTTCAGCACTTTTAAAGAAAAATCTTCTGGTGCTATTAATAGTGTTAAGCAAGCCTTTAAGACATTCATGAGCGCACTTAAAGAGATTGCAAGACCAATTTTGGATCTGTTTAAAAGCTTTGATGATGGTGGTGCAAAAGGTAAGAGTGCTATTGGTGGTTTGTCTAAAGCATTTGGAGGTATTGCTAAGGCTATAAGTTTTGTAGCAGATTTGTTTAAGAAATTTGTTCTCAATTTCATTCAGCCGTATCTTTATTACATCGTAAACCTTGTAATGGTTGTTGTTTCAATTTTTCAAGGTAATTGGGGTAACGCTCTCGACTTCTTAATATCAGCATTTTCTCATGTAGGAAAGATCATAGTTGTAATAATGAAATTTGCGTTTAAAGCGCTAGTTGCGGTAGCCGCTCTTGCAATTAAGGGAATACTTACATCGATAACTTTAATTCCAAAAACTTTGGCAAAAGCTGCGGGCTTCCTTGGTAAATTTATACCAGGCTTTACTGCAATCTCCGAGGGTATCAATTCTGTCGTAGATGGCATGTTCGGGATGGTTGATGGCGCTAAAAACCTTGCTATGGGCGCTATTGATGGAGTAGCTGATGCAATAGGTTCAAAGCTAGAAAGCGGAGCGAAGAAAGGTATCTCCAATACTAAGGAAGCAGTAGACCTTGGCGGAAAAAAGATTGTAGATTCTGGTGAAGAAATAGGTTATGATACTGGCGAAGCGATTGCGAATGCAGCAGGTGATGGCTATGATGATAATGACCCTAGCGAGAAGATTGGTAAAGCACTTAAAGACGGTATTGACGATGCCGTTCAAGAACTGCAGGATTATGTAGCTGGTGAGCTAAAGAATGCAATTGATAAATATGTAAATGCATCAATAAAAGCATTAGAAAAACAGAAAACATCTGCTCTTAAGGTTTTTGATGTCCAATTAAAGACTCTCATGAAGCTTGAAAAGGCCGAAGAGTCTTTAACTAAAACTAAAGAGTATGAAGCTAACAAGCGTAAATTAATTGATGACAAGGCTCTCAGCGATGAACAATACCGCCGCAACTATGCACTGGCAGTATACGAAGGTCGCATTGATGATGCCAGAATGCTTCAGCTTGAGCAGAGCGCTAGTGAAAAGAATTATAGTGAAAACTTAAAAGGTATTGAGTCGGACAGAGCCAAGGATCTTGCTAAAGAAAATCTTGAGGCTCTTAAAGAGGCTATTAACGAAGCAAAAGATGCGGCTTCTGTATTCTTTGATGAAGCTATTGAGAAATTCCAAGAGTCTATTGAAGTAATTACAAAGTTCCCTCCAGTAACAATTGAGGATTATAGAAATCAAATTGAACAGCTTTACACTATTACTAATGATACTGCTGCTGCAAATAGTGAAGCATTTGAAAAAATGTTTACTGATTTTGCATCTACAATTAATGACAAGATGCCTAATGAGGTTGTTGGGGCTTTCACTACAAATCTTGATGACCTTGTTCGTGTTGCAAGAGAGAAGTATGGTTTAGGCGGGGAAGCTGGCGAAGATACTATCATTGGAGCAACCATTGGCATGCTCGCAGATATTGGCGGGACATTTGGTGATGGTAAGCAAGTTGTTATTGATAAGTTTGGTGAAGTCACAACTGGGTTTAAAAATAATTTTGCGGCGGCAAGTACTGCCATTGTTAAGTCTGTTACTGATGATTTCTTAACTCCATTTGCTGAAGCAACAACTAAATTTAGAGAAAATTGGAACAATGTGTATGTTCAAGCAATTAAAGATGGAAACCAAGCAATCACAGATAGCTTAAGAAATAATGTTAAAATTAATGAAGAATTATTTAAAAAGTTGCGTGGTGAGCTTACTGAAACAAGTCTGTACTGGCTAAATCTTAAGGCTGCAGCAGACGCTGCAGCTGATGCGCAGTCTGCTGCATCTGGAGGAGGCGGAGTTGATAGTCCTACCTCTATTACCCCTAAAGGTTCTTTCACCCCTGCTGGTGGTCGGGCTGATGCATTTGAAAACAATAATAGAAATAGGGTGGACAGGGGTCTTCCTCCAATATCTTATCAAGAATTTATTTCGGGCACTGGTCGGTCTACATCTCAACTTCAAATAATAAGAAATCCTATTAGGCAGTTTGCTAAAGGCGGCATGGTCCCTTCGGGAAGCGTAAATCAAAATTTTGGGATGCCAGAAGGTTACATCTCAGCGCCAAGACAAGAAGGCGTACCAACACTTCTTCATGGCGGAGAGTACATTCTTAATGCGAAGGCGGTTTCCAGAATTGGTATAGGCGCTTTGAATAAGATGAATAATAATCTTCTTCCAAAATTTGCAAAGGGCGGTCAAGTTCCAGGCGGGAAGAGGGGTTCTGCTTCAAACACAAGAGGTAGCGCAGATAGACTTGAAGCGAGCAACCTAGCAAGAATTTCAAAAGCTCAAAACCAAAGAAACGCTGATTTGAAAAATGTTGGTATTGCTAAAAACTTTATTGGCCCAATAGCGCCAGTCGTCAAGTCAGAGAGTAAGAGTATTTTAGGCAAGATTGGTAGCTTTGCTAGAGAGATGGCAAAGCCAAGCAATTCTTTTGCAATGATCGGCGCTGCAATTGGAACAGCGCTGGGTGGGCTAGGCGGTTTTGGATTTGGCGCTGTCCCAGGCGGTATCGGTGGAGCTGCTATCGGTGGTGCTATTGGTACATTTACTGAACAATCTTTTGACAAGGTAAAGGGCTTCCAACCGCTTGCCATTGCTAAGAATGCAGTAATGCAAGGAGTATTCCAAGCTGCTGGTATAGGTGTTGCTAAATATGTTGCTCCTTTGTTAAAGCCATCCTCTTTAAAACTGATGCTCCAATCTAAATTTCCAGGTGTTGGTTCATATCTTTCTGGCACAGTAGGTCGTTTGTTTGGGAAATCCGCAACCAGTGAAGTTGCAGATGTTGCGCTCAGAACAATACCTCTTCCTAAATTTCAGTCAGCACTTCCTGCTGGTTCTAGACCATTTGGAGCTCTTATGCAAGGAAAAGCTCCAGAGGCTGTAGAAAGTATTGCGGCTAAGGTTGAGGAGTTGGCTAGGATTAATGGGGCAATACCATTGCCAAGACCAGCCCCGACAGGACCACTGCCGACAGTGAATCTTTCCAATTACTTACTTCATGGCGGTCCAGCAACTGAGCAGTTACTTGGTGGTAAATTAAACCCCGAATTTATTAGAGGTGGAAAGCTCTGGAATGTTCTTAAGTCTGCCAGACTTGGAGGAAGTATTGGAAGGTCTAGCATGGATGAACCGTCTGTTTTGACAGGCAGTGAACTAGGTCAGAATCAGGACATTATAGAGTTATATAAAAAAATTATTTCTATTGCTAATAATGCAAATAAATATTCTGCTGATGATTATGTTCCATTAGCACTGAAAAGCGGCAGCGGCAGCGAAGTAGTTAGCGGGATACCATATTACTACGACTCGGCTAGGGGTAATGCTTTTTACCGATGGGGTGATCAGGTTAAAGCTGCTAAAAACTGGTTGATTGAGAATGCTGATATTGTTAAGAGAACCTTGAAGGGAGAATCTCATATGACAGGCGTATTTCCTTCATATGGTAGCCATACTTATGATCAGCATGGCGCAACTCATTTACTAAAAATTCCAGATAGCTTGAACTCAATTGCTGGGGAGTATCCACTCAGAGACATATTTTCTCTTCCTTCTCAAGAGATCCCTTTTTGGGGGATGCATACACCAATTGCATCTCTTCCTAAAGGTAGCCAGGTAATTGGTAATGATGTACAGACATGGTATAAAAAATTTTTCCCATTGATTGAAGCAATGATTGATGATGCGAATAAAACATTAAGCCCTACAGACCTAGCAGCTTTTGCTCTTTCTCAAAAAGCTTATGGTAACACCATAACTCCAGCTGCTAGAAGCTATATTATTTCCGAATTTAATAATAATGCATATAGGCTATATAATCGTGAGGCAATCCCTGCAATGGTTAAACAGCTTCAAATGGCTACATCAAAAGAGGAGATGTTGCAGATTGTAAGCAATGGGACTAGAATCATGACTGGCTCTGAGTATCAGATGAGTCCTGTTGAATTAGCGATTGATCAACTCAAAGGAACAATTTCTCACTTTGCACCTAGACCACTTTCATTAGCAGGTAATGCTGCAACAGGTAACATTTTGAATAACATTATACAGTCTGGGACTGATGCTGCGATGTACGGTGTTGCAGACAAAGTTGGAAGTATCACATATGGAGAAGCGATATCTTCAGCACGAGATACGGCATTCCTGAACTCTCTACCAGAGCAGTCTCGCCAATTATTTATTGATGCTATGCATGGAGATGCTGTTAACCGTAGTCTTAAACTACTGCCAGATTTGCCAGATGTAGATATGACCATTAACAAGCTTAAAGGGCTTCCTGGTTTCAAAACAGGTGGCTATGTTCCTGGTTCTCCTTCAATGGCAATTCCTGCACTCCTGCATGGCGGTGAGTATGTTGTAAATGCTGATGCTGTAAGAAACATGGGTGTAAGAACAATGCAAAGCATTAACCAATCCAAGTTCAGAACCCCATCTAGCGCCCCATCCTATATGGGTGGAGGACAAACAACGAATGTGTCTACGGTAAATATTAATGTTGATACATTTGTCGGGGAAGAAGAATGGTTTAAGTCTATGATGAAGAGTTACAATGTCAATGTCCTTCCAAAGCAACAGAAAGCGGCTGGGATGGAGACAAGAACTTTTACAAGCTATAATGGTATAAACCAGGGGTTGTAAATGTCAATTATTCAAAATCAACAATCTAATATAACCCATCTTGTCGTGCTTAACGGTCAAGAGATTACAGAGCATGGTCGGGTGTTCAGTGGTGGAATGACTACATCTGCATCTAATGTTGAATTGTTAAACGGGAATAAAAAAAGGTTTATTAAAAATGCAAAGAATACTTATTCATTTTCATTCACTTATCTTCCGGATATGCCGGAAAAAACAGTTGATGGTCGCAAGAGCAGGGATTACCTGCTTTCAATTGCCAGAGCTCCATCGTCAGCAAGTCTTTCAATAAAGCTAGACCCATCAGAACCTTTTTATAATACTACCGTATATGTTGATTCATATTCGGAGACATTAATCAGGAGAGATATTCCCAACCAGTGTGCTTATTACAATGTTGAGATTTCTCTTAAAGAGAAATAAGAATGGACATTAATTTTTATTCTTTTTCTGATCCATTAAATAGCGGTATCGATTTCTTCACAGTTGATGAATTTAAAATTGCTGCGTCTGCATTAACAATTGAATCAAATGTTGCTGTACTGTCAAGTAAAATTGCTTTTTCACAAATCGCTATTGATTCCAATTCCTTGGTGCAAACAAGCGCAATCAAAATTGCATTTGCGCAATCTCAAATTACAGACATCCTTAGTGCAACAGTAACTGTTGGAACTAGGGTTAAGAATGCAGAAATTGTAATCAATAGCTCTTGCCTAGTTGAGACATTAGCTATAAAGATTGCACATTCACAATGCTCTATTTCTATAGACAGTAATGTTGTAAGTAATTCTACTAAATTTGCAAGGGCAGCATCGGATATTTCTGGGTCGGCTGATGTTTCTGCTTCTATGAAGAAAGAATCAAGAGCTGCAAGTAATATTGCAGTAACAAGCTCCCTGTCTGTAAATGCAATTAGGGTTCGGTTCATAGCAGCGGCTATGTCCGGCTCAGTCTCCTTGTCAACTGCTGGCAGGCTGTTCCTTATTACCGCAAAAATTAATGTTCTTTCTAATACTGATATAAGTGCTAAAGCTATTAGGTTTAGCACAAATATTACTGCAGATAGTACATTAATCAGAACCCTGCTACTTCTTGACAATAAAGCTTTAACAAATCAAACAAGAATGCTGGATGTTTCGACAACCCCAATTTTTACGGAGAATACAAACTGGGCTGGAGATTCTTCAAGATATTACAAGAACAGCGCTGCTAATGGCGGTTCAAAAAGAACATTTAATATTAAGTGGTCATTTATCCCAAATTACAGTAATGCAACTGTTGATTTAAATGAGTCAAGAAATTATATTAAAAATATTTCAATGGATGCCGATACTCATACTTTGACAGTTATTAATCAAGATGAGGATGGTATAACTCCATATACGGAAGAGAATGTTACTGTGTTTGTTTCAAGTTTTTCTGAAAACTTAATAAGAAGAGACCTTATTAATGATGTATACTATTTTGATTGCGCGTTAGCGCTAGAAGAGGTTTAAAATGTTGACATCTGGTATATACGGAAAGGAATTTTCTACTTCTTTTAATTCTTCTATTATATCTCCGGCCCAGAAGATTAAACCTAAAATTATGATTAAATGGCTGGATAGTCGCCATGTTGATAATCTGGTGATAACAACAAATGATGCTCCTGCAAATACCGCCTACCCAAGCAGGGGATTTTTCTTCCCAGTGTCAGAGGCTATGAATGGAATTAAAAGACAATCATTTACTTGGGCAGTTGCTGGGGCTAAAGATGTAAATGGTGATGTGATTAAGGCAGATGGCACATGGTTTGCAATGCCCTCCCTAACATCAAATGATTTATCAAATACTCAGGTGGGCAGTAATCTTGAATTTGGATGGTGGTCGAATAGTACCAGTAATTCAAATACCCATGGTACATATAGCGGATATGGCTTTGTAACAAATCCTTATGTTGAAGCAACATTCACTACAAGAAAAGTAAATAAAATTAGGGTTGTTACATCTGAAGCGTATGGTCAAATATCTAATTATTTAGTGCAGGCATATGATGCTTCTTTAAATCTTGTTTTGAATGAAGAGGGTATTATAAAAGATGGTACATATTTTCAAGATCACAATATATCCTTAGCCGCTTCAACTCAAAATATATCAAAAATAAGAGTGACTGTGCGTACCACGAAAAATCCGGTTGATTTTGCAAGAATACAGGAAGTTGTCCCAATTTACGAAGAAGACATTAGTGATTACATAATTGATTACTCTGTTAACAGAACTCGTGATGTCCATTCAACGAGCCTCCCAGTTGGCGGTTCAGGCATTGCTAGTGTTGATTTGAATCTAGATAATACAACTAAGGTTTTTAACTTATTTAACACAAGCTCTACTTATGGTAAATATATGGTTAAAGACCTTGAGGTTGAGATATATACTGGCTGGAGAATCAAGAAGCCATCATTTGATGATATCAATGCCTCATATTTGACAACGCAATTGGCGGCAAATATATCCAACTCTTCATCTACATTTACTGTTGTGGATAGATCAGCCCTGCCTGCTGGCGGAGCGGGTGATGAGTTTATTGTCATTCTGGATAAAGACACTCAGTCAGAAGAGATTGTGCTTTGTTCTTCTGTTAACTCTTCAAATGTTGTTACAGTCGCACAAAGAGGCTACGGCGGTTCTATAGCAAAATCTCACACTACTGGCTCCAGTGTCAGATTTGATGTTTATGAGTATGTGAAAAATGGAACATTCTATGTTGATGAATGGTCAGTGAATACAGACATGACCGTGAGTGCAAACCTGCAGGACTGGACAAAGTTCCTTTCGGAAAGGACAATTAATTACGGGTTCTTTATGCAAAATGCGTATGTCGGTGATGCGGTAAAGAATCTTTTAATGAGAGCCAACTTCCCTAGCTCTGACATTGAGAAACTTAACTCTTATAAAAGAGGGGCTATTGAGAGGGGAGCTATCACCCTTTATTCATTTAATGAAGATACTATTGATCGAAGTGGAAACGACATTATCCCATCTACTGGGTTGCGTTCAAGATTTTGGGGGATGCCAGATAACAAGAAAGATGTTTCTGTAAAAGACATTGTTGCTGACGCTATAGACAAAGAATTGTCACCATTGGACAAAGCTCTTGGTGAAAAGAAATTTATATCCCCATCTAAAGTTGTTTTATCTAAAGATATTTCTGATTCAAACACATATGCTCTGAAGGTTACTGATTACCAGTTTACTGGTACAGACTCTAAAGTTTACAGTGATTATTATAATGGAGTTTTTGATGGTTACTATATACCGACAGACTCTGGTCTGCAAAGTTTAGTTGCGGTTATTGCTTATGGCGGGGTCAAGATTTATTTAGATGATGTTCTTATTTTGAACAGGTATAAATTAACCACTGTGTCAACTAGGTATCAATCAAGTACTGTTAATTTGACAGCAGGTGTTCCACGAAAGATAAGAATAGAGTTTTATCATTCTTTTAATAATTCAGGCGCTGCTTCTTTTAAATTGTGGCTGTACAAGGCTTTGAGCGGGGGCTCGGATGTTCTTGTTAATGCCTCAGAGTGCACAACTATTGTTGGGCTGGATGCTGTTGGTTCAAAAAACCCATCATCGAATATTGCTGTAGCCGATGCTTACAATCATAGAAATAATGCTGTATACATAAGTCTGCCGAAGATGAATCAACCAACTGGCTTGGTTTCTGATATAAATAATAAATCAATATTGTTAGAATCTAATGCTTATGTTAGAATCCCGTATCATGAAAGCTTTGATGTTGTAAACTCTAATAGTTATTTATATAATAATGAATGGACAATAGAGTTGCTTGCAAAATTCCATAACGGCTCGTTTAGCGTAGATGGAGAGTATGTCAGTAATTGGAATAATTCATCACCAACAACTGGATTTGAATTTTTTAATAACTCCAGTTCTCATGGTTTTAAAATAAAAACTTTAGCAAACTCAACAGTGACAACGGAAACTGTTTCATCCAATGTTGCTTTATCAAATAGTTCATTTCATCATTTAACTGTTTCATATGATGGAAGTTCGTTAAAGTATTATGTAAATGGTGATTTAAAAGATACTGAACCTATTGAGGGTGTCCCTATTGCATGGACTTCAAAAGATATTACGATTGGGGGTAGGGCGGCATCTTATTCTGCCGGGGCAGAAGTGCCTCCACCAAGTTTTAGAAGTTTTTATATTGATGAATTTGCTATATACAATAAATGCCTGACGAGTAGTCAAATGTCTGATCGGTACACAGAATCGGCTATGCAGCCATTGACAGAGTTTGGTTTCCTGTATGGCAATGACAACTCAATTCAGGAAATTATAAACAATATAACATTTGCCGATATGGGCAGGGTGTATGTAGATGAAAACGATAAAGCTAAGTATGAACATTTTTACCGCTTCTTTGAGCCTTCTATTGCTCAGCATGCCAATGTGCAAACTTCATTTAGTGATTCAACAAATATTATAAATGCTTCCTATAATGTCGCTCTACAATGTAATAAAGTTGTAATACCTATTGCATCAGTGCAAACAGCTTCTGGAACAGCACAGAGCCTCTGGGTAGCCCCTGACGGGTCTTCACTGGGCACTACTGAACTTACTGCCAATATGACATCCAGTTCAAATGTTGCCTATGTCTCAAGCACAAAAAATCCAGTGTTCTCAGACACAGGATATCTTAAAATTGGGGATGAAATTGTAAAATATATATCGAAAACAGCAGTGTCTTTTAACGGACTAGAGCGTGGTCAGTTTCAAACAACAGCGGCGACTCACTTAACTTCCAGTAAAGTTAAGGAGTCAAGGTATTATGATGTCAAGTTTGATAAAGCCCCAGCTTATAATATTAGAAGCCCTTTTGTGACTCAAATAATATTTGAAGAGCCGGACAAGATTGAAATAACAAAGTTTTTGCCGTATGCATATGGAGCTGAGTTGATCCTCTCAGCAACAGAAAACTCAATTGTTGGTGAAATTGCTATTATACAAGGAACAGACCCTATAACCCAGTACCCATATGCGACATCAATTGTCGGCACCGCAGTTTCTATAACAGAACAGAATGTTCAGGTTAAGGAGCAATCTGCTTCTACGAATGACAGTATTAAAAAATATGGGATTAAGGATTTGACTGTCCAAAGTCCTTTTATTACTGATGCAGTACATGCAAAAAAATTGGCTGATTTTATTATTGATAAAACACAAACACCAGTGCCTATTATAAATATTAGTATTACGACCATGCCCAAGATTCAACTAGGTGATAGAATTAGAATAACAACTTTATCGGCTCTTGATATCACCAACACTGATTATTGGGTTATATCTTATAATATGTCGATAGCTGATAATGTTACACAGAACTTGGTGTTGAGGAAAGTTTCTTAATGGTTAGTGAAAATACAATATTCTTCTATTCTGGTCGTGGTGGGCATTCTCATGATGGGGAGAATTCAAGCTTTATTGATACTTCTAAGTATTCTTTGTTTGATTTTTCTTGGGGCTTATTGGGTGATCCTGATAGACAGGCTTCGCAAGATCGTAATTACAATAGCTTTAAAGATTTTATTATAAATACTGTCAACCAATCAATTTTAAATCCGGCGGGGCTGGTTCTTCAGCCGGGTATTGTTAACGGTTCTGCTCATATCATATCTCGATCTTTAACGACTGAGCTTATAGCGGCAAATGCAATTACTGCGAATGAGATTCTGGCGGGGTCTATTACCGCAGATGAGCTGTCAGCAAATCTTGTTCTTGTTAATAATGTAATTAGAAGTAATAATTTTGATGGCAATATTGCAGCCAATGGCGTTATTACTAGCAAAGGAACTGTTGGCTGGGCTGTCTCGGGTCATGGTGAAGCCGTTTTTGATACAACTTTTATTAGAGGTTCCCTTGAAGCTTCGTCGGTCTCTACTCCAGGTATTGATATCGACGCAAACGGTAATCTAACTGCTAATACTTTCGCACTTTACGCCAATGGTGCGATCATAACATCAAGCGGTAATTTTAGCGTTAGTGCGTCTGGAAACCTAACGGCTAATAATGCAAACATCACTGGGACAATATACGCCACTGCTGGAAGCGTTAGCGGTGATTTAGTAAGCGGTGGAACAATTTCTGGCGTTGAGCTTGATATAGGTGCTAATTTTTCTGTTGATGCATCTGGTAATTTATTTGCACAAAATGCAGATATTTCTGGAGAAATAACTTCAATATCTGGAAGCATTGGTGGCTGGACATTAAGCTCAAATGCTATCTCTGCAGGCGGTGGTGGAACGCAAATTAGTTTGAATTCTAGTGCTCAACTGAATGCACAGTTTGGCGGCGTAACAACTGATCTCAATTTTCAAACAGATACTGCATATGTTTTCAGGATAACCGATGGCAGTCAGCTTATGAGAATCTCTCCGTTGCTAATTTCAGCGTCAGTCGGTGGTAGTTTTTCATACTTAGCAAATGATGGCATTGTTACAACTGGCGAGGTTAGTATGAATACTGGGTGGGTCACTGGCATTGGCATCGCATACCCTGGATGCACTACTGGTCCAGGTACTTCTAATTATATGGGGCTTGTTTGGGATAACCCAGATATACGAGGCACAGTTGATAATGTCGTATCAACTGTTCTTGGAACAGTATCGGATGTAAGATCAAAGTCGTATATTTTAAATGCAGAAGATACTTGGCTGAATAAATTATATGATTCATTAAGGGTCGTGTCTTTTAACCCAGTAGATTTATTAGATGAAGAAAATCTGCATTTATACCCAAGAAGACTTGGTTTAATAGCGCAGGAACTTAATGAGATTCTGCCTGATTTGGTGGTTTCGGCAAACCCGTATGATGAAGAAGCTTTCCTTTCAGTTAATTATCTTGGACTAGTTCCTTATTTAATACAGGCGGTTCAGGATCTAAACAATCGTGTGAAAGAACTGGAAAATGAGGTATAAATGAATAAAGATGAATTGACTACATATATTTATAATAATATGTCTCAATACAGACCGCTTAATTTAACTTTAGCAACAAAACATGCTGAAACATTCTGGAGAGTATTTGAAACTAAATTAGTATCAAACGATACGGATATTGCGGGTTTACTGGATGCTTTCATTGAAAAGACCTTTAAAAGACAATAATGAGGTATAATAGATAAATGGCTTACGAGAACTATTTACAAGTTTCCTGGACTGATGGAACACCTATCACTGGCGATAGATTACAACAAATGTCAACTAACACCCAACAGGTTAAGGAAGCTAATGAGGATTCCCCACAAGGTATCAAGAAACTTAAAAGTGTTACTTCAAATAGCGCTACTATCTCAGGCTTTGCAACGACTACAGAGATTATCTCATTAAAAAATGATTCTGGTACTGGTGGTCCTGATAACAGGGTTAGCGTCGATGCTAGCCGTTTCTATAAAGTAGTTCTTAATTTTACTGGTTTTGTTTTAACTGCAAAAGGTGCTGAGGATTCTCGTTACTTTGTTAGTTTGCATAGCGGTACCCATGGCAGTGCAAACTCTAAATTATACGAGGCAACCTTTACTCCTCCGGCAGGCATATTCGTTGACTCCGCAAATAGTAATACTATAACTTTAAGAAATGATGCTTACGATAATTTTTTTGGATCAGGAACAATTTCTACTGTCCTGCAATCAAACGCTTCTGGTTTTATAAATGAATCATTTTTTGCTGCGGTTAAGAGAGAGCAGGGCGCAAGCACATCTGGTGCGCCAGGTTATTATGTTCCCGCCTCATCCGGCTCTTATGTTCTTCAATTGTATGTTGAAGATGCGGGTGGAATTGCTTAATTGAAAGAAGTAAGGCTTGCCTCTCAAAGAAAAGATATTGAGTGGACAACGAAATTTGCTTCTGGTGAAGATAGTCCTAATTACAATGGCGGAAAGTATATCGATGATAAAGGTTATGTTCGTGTATTGAAGCCTGAGCACCCTAAAAACATTAGAGGCTATGCTTACGAACATCGGCTGGTTATGGAAGAATATTTGAATAGATATCTCCAAGCATGGGAGACTGTTCACCATATTAATGAAATAAAGGTAGATAATAGATTGTCTAACTTGTTTCTTTGTACTCCGCAAGAGCATAGTGCCCTGCATAAGGAAGGTAATAAGATATCGGCTCAGCATCGGGCTAAAATGAGAGAAACGGCTAACAAAGTTAAACCTCATACAAGAAAGAAAAATGCTGTTAATCCTGTAACAATTAAAAAAAGACTCCCGTAGCAACTTTCTGCTTATCCTTATGATAAGATGTACAGAACCCAAAGGAGTCCTTATGAAAGTTTGTGCAGGAGAAGGTTGTAATTTAGAGTTTGAGCCGCAAACGGCTAACCATAAATACGCCGATAAGCTATGTCGTCAATCAATTGATGTCAATGGTTTATGTAAATATAGAAGGGATAATGGTTTGTTTGAAACACTTCCAGACCCTATCACTGGTGATATCCCTTCAAATGAAAGTGAGTTGCGTCTTTCTTACAATAAATTATTGTCTGAGTACAACAAAATTAAAACAAAGAGTGATGACCTTGCTGGAGCTATCTACCGCGCTGTTAAAGAAGATATCGAATCGGTTAAATATGTTCCGGTTAATAAACCTAAGTTTGAAAGAGCTTCAAAAAGTGAAGAGGTCGCTGTTGCAGTTCTTGCCGACTGGCAGTTGGCTAAGGTAACTCCTGATTATAATTCTCAAGTTTGCGAAGAGCGTATTAACCTTTTTGCAGAGAAAGTGATTCAGCTTACTGAGATTCAAAGAAAAGATCACCCAGTTAAGGAATTGAGAATCTGGGCTCTTGGTGACATTATTGAAGGGGAGTTGATATTCCCAGGTCAATCTTTCTTGGTTGATGGCGGTTTGTATAGACAGATCACTGTTGACGGACCACGGATTATGAAAAACTTTATTAACAAAATGTTGGAGAACTTTGAAAAAGTAACATTTGTTGGAGTGATTGGTAATCATGGTTCTATTGGTGGTCGTGCCCGCAGAGATCACGATCCTGAAACCAATGGTGACAGAATGCTCTACCGCATCACTCAACTTATGTTTGAAAAAGAAAAGCGGATTGAGTTCAAGATTCCAGACGGTCGTGGTGAACGACATTGGTATGCTATTGACAAGATTGGGAATTATAAAGCAATGCTTTGTCATGGCGATCAGTTCGGCAGTCTTTCGGCGTTTCATTCTTTTCAGAAGAAAGCGTATGGCTGGAAGATCGGTGCTTTGAATGAGGACTTTGATGATATTTTCATTGGACACTTCCATACTCCGACAAAGATGACATTTAATACTGTTCAGTTAAGAATATCTGGTAGCCCTGAGTCGGTGAATACATATGCTGCAGAAGTTTTGGCGGCGGCTGGTCGTCCATCGCAATCACTCTACTTCGTTCATCCTGAGAAGGGTATTGTTACTGCAGAGTACAACTGCTGGTTGAACTAACATGACTAAAGCGACTGGCATATACTGCAGAAATTGCGGAGGCAGGATGTTTTCTGGTCATCAATATTATGCATTTCAGAAAAATTATATTGACTTGACCTGTATAAGATGTTCATGCTCTGTTGATGTTGAAGTAAAAAAGCTTAATAAAATTCTAAAATATTTAGGGTTCAAAACAATAGAGGCAAGACATGATATCCAAGAAACCACAAGTAAATAAATTTTACAGATATGCCGGATCAATTGTAAAAATAAAAAAGATTTCTAAGGTAAAGAATAAAATCTTTGTAGAAAGGCTTTCTGACAAAGAAATTATTGTAATACCTTATGAGCAATCAGAAATTTTAATTGTTCGGCTGTATACTGTTGGTGAGGTTGCTAAGATTGTTGAAAGAAGGCCTGATACACTCCGTAAGTATGAAAGAAAGAACTTGATTCCATCAGCCAGTAAGTTTGGTGATGAATACAAAGGATATTCTGATTGGAGATATTATGATGAAAGTGAAATCTATGAAATGGTAGAATTCTTCAATCAGCGCACACAAGGTCGCCCTGTCACTCAAAGTGGTGATATGGTTGGTAATAAGATAAAGTTAATAGAACAAAAAGTCAAACTTCACAAGTGAGGATATTATGTCAAAAGAAAATGAAAAAGGTACAGAAATTTGGGCATCACTCGGCATTACTAAGAATCTTGGTAACTACGAGTCGTTGAGACTAGATGCTGGCGCACGAACGCAGGCATCAGACCCTAATGACCCAGCGGCTTGGGCAAAAGTTTGGGAATCTATTGATGCTCAAATTGAAGCAAAGCTGCAGGAATTAGATAATGAAAGCCCTAAGTGATTGGCTGAATTTAGCAGTTTGTGCAAATGATGACAACCCTACTGCTTGGCTATCGTATGATATTGAAAACATACGATATGCCAAGCACGGCTGTTCGAAATGTAAAGTTAGGCAGCAATGTTTTTTAAATGCATGGCAGAATGAACCATATGTTGGTGTCAATGCAGGCATATCAGAATATGATTTTTTAATCCTTACATGGAAGGAGGCGAAGAAGGCTAATGGAAGTAACTGGTCAAGAACTAATAAAACACTTCAAAGAATCATGCAGGAAATTAAATAAGCTATTTATTCCGGATTCCCCAAGGCAAGAAGCTGTTGCAGACGCTCTTGCTGAATTTTATAGCAAGAATGATTTATTCACAGCAGTTGATTTATTTATTAAATCAAAGACAGGGCCGTTTTTGATATTTGATTTTGCAATAGAATCCAAGTCTTATGTTGATAAATCAAAATTTGAATCTAAGGCAGTTGACAATTTCAAGGCTATAGTGGAGCAAACAAGAAAGAGAATGGAATCTGAATGAACTATGAGATTAGGTTACTTAACTGCATTATTGACAACGATGGCTATGTTGAGTCGGTCAATGCTGGCGCAGAAAATGTTTTTGTTGAATACAAGGATATTTGGAATTTTATAATCAGTCATTATGACGAGCACAAAAAGGTTCCGTCTAAAGATACTGTAAAGCATCATCACCCAGATTTTGATTTTGTATCGACCCCTGAACCTCTTAAGTATTATCTTGATGAGGCAAAGAG